TTTATGGTGAACTTGCAGAAGTTTACCGCAAGGGTCAGGGTGCATATCTTTCTGCTGGATCTCGTAATGTGCCGATGGGAGCGTGGGCAATGGGCAGAGTAAACAGTTATATGACAGGCAAAGGTGGAGCAAGAACAGCAGACGCTAAAATTTATTCAAAATATCAAAAGAAAAGATAATGGTTGCTCTAACAAAAAAACAAAAAGAAACATTAAAAGCTCATTCGGTGCATCACACCCAAAGGCATATGAATTATATGGTCAGAAAGATGCGTGAAGGTATGAGTTTTGCAAGAGCGCATAGAATGGCACAGGAGAAGATAGGCAAATGACGATTAAAAGAGGTGGCCATACTTTTCAAGGAGTTGACAAACCAATCAGAACTCCAGGTCATTCAAGTGGTAAGTCTCATGCTGTAGTAATAAAAAAAGGAGATGGGTTCAGACTTATTAGATTTGGTATGCAAGGAGCAAAAACAAAGCCGCCAAAAAAAGGCGAAAGTGACGCAGATAAGGCAAAAAGAAAAAGTTTTAAGGCTAGACACGCCAAAAATATTGCTAAAGGTAAAACAAGCGCGGCTTATTGGGCTGACAAAGTAAAGTGGAGTTAGTATATTAATAAATATTACGATTTTTTATGTCAGAAGAGCCAATCAAGCCAAACCCTTCTCCTGAACAATATGCAGCTTTACAGGAAGAGCTACAAAAACTAAAAGCTAATAATGCGAAATTATTAGATCAGAACATAAAAGCAAAAGAAGCAGGGAAAGCTATCCCTCCAGATGTTGATGTAAATGCCTTGATTGCTTATAAACAGAAAAAAGAACAGGAAGAACTTGAGGCACAGGGTAAATATGAAGAGGCAAGAGAAAAACTTGCAACTCAATATCGAGAAGCAGAGGAGGCAAAAAACAAAAGAATACAAGAGCTAGA